AGATGCCGTCGATACCCGAAGATGTGAGGATCATCTGCCAGGGGTTGAGTGCGGTTCCGGCCATCTAGCTCATGCTCCTCATGGTCACGATCATGCTCCCCGAGCTCCGGCGAACTCCCACGCGAGCTCGCGGGCGACGGTACGGGGCTTGGCGTCCGGCGCGACGGCCACGGTCCAGTTGTGCGTGACGTTGGGGCCGGCTGGGGTCGAAGGGGCTGAGGAGGCCGTAGCGGGGTTGTGGATGGAAGGGGCGGGTGACCCCCGCTTGGAGTTCATCAGGGTCAGCTGCGGGGCGTACCGCTTCGCGGCGGCGGCGTTGACGACGAACTCCCCGGCGTGGAGCTGGGTCAGCCCGCCGGCTGCCACCCCTCCCATCGCCATCCCAGGAATCTGCTTGCCGAACATCTGGTAGTGCCCACCGTGCCAGATGTCGCCCTTGGGTTTGTTGGTGATGTTGCCCTTCTGAGCGTTCATCGCCTTGAAGAGCGCGGTGACTGCGGGGAACTGAGCCCAGTAGACGAACTGCCTGTTGGGGGGCCAGCTCATGTAGCCGCCAGGTGGGTGATGGAGGATGCCACTGGCGGCTAGGGCGAGTGCTACGACCCGATTGAACGAGAAGTACTTCATGACCTCGGGGAACTTGCTCCAGTACGCGAACTTCTGACCCGCTGTCATGTGGGCGAAGGCGGCTTCGGTGGTCCAGTCGCCGGCCGGATTCCACTGGCCGCCCATGTATCTCCCGGCCCCGCCGAATGAAGAGTTGATCTTCGCCTTGTACCCGCCCATGTTGAAGTCGATGGTCGGGGGCTTGGCTGCGACCCCGCCCGTCGCCATCCGCTTGGGGATAACGATTTCGCCGGGAGTGAGGAGCGCGGGGACTGAGTCCCTGCTGCCAGAGCCAGGGACGACACCGCCTCGACTCATGCCGAGGGGCTCGACGGGCTTGACGGGGCCACCCTCAGCCATGCTGGCGCGATACATCCCGTTCGTGTACGCCTCCCATGGACCGAATCCGCTCTTGCGCCAGAGATTGAGGGCGACTTGGGAGGCGTAGGTCAGGTCTGTGTTGAGCCGGTTGGTGTCCAGTCCCATCGGGACAGTCCAGGACTCCCCGAGCGCGTAGACCGAGTCGTACCAGCCGGTGTAGTTGTGGATACGGGTGGACGCAGGGTTCTCGTGCATGGCGATGGCGCCGAAGATGTGAGCGATATCAGCCGACGCCCCGATTGATCGCATCGTGGCCTCGATCTGCCCCTGGGAGAAGTGACCGCCGCCACCTACCCCCGCTCCGGCACCACCACCAGCATGCGCGGCGTTGTACTCGGGCGTGCCGTAGCCGGGGTTGAGGTTCTGCAGGACTCGGGCGAAGGTGTGGTAGGCACCGGGGCCGCTGGTGATGTTGTTGATTGAGTCGACCCGGACTCCCCACTGGCTGCCCAGAGCGTTGATCATCTGATCAGCACCGCTCACGATCCCAATGTGGTGGTAGAGGTAGCCGGAACCGTCCGAGTGGAAGCCAACGACGTCGCCGGGCTGCTGTTGGCCGGGAGCAAGGTGGGGGAGTGCGGCGATCTGGTTGGTCGCGCCGCCGGGCAGGCTGATTCCGAAGTGGCGGAAGACCCAACCGACCAATCCCTGACAGTCGAATGCATCTGGACCGGTTGCTCCCCAGACGTATGGCTTGCCTATCTGCGCTTTGGCGAGAGCGATGACGGCGTTGGAGTCGGCTACTCCGCCGCCACCGCCGCCCGCTCCCATCGCTGCCATCCTTGCGATCGCCGCCGCCTCAAGGTCAGACGTCTTCTTGACAGCGGCTTTCCCAACGTAGTCGGTGGCGGCCTTGGGGAAGTTGGCGACTGTGTTGGTGACGTTGGCGATGTTGGTTGCGACGCCGCGCGCGACGATTCCGGCATTGGCGCTGGAGCGGTTGCTCCCGGCTGCCGCGCCTAGGAATGCCCCGGCGCCAGGGTTGGCTGCCGTGGCGAACGCCGCGCCTAGCGAGCCGCCGGCCATCCCGCCGTCAGCGAACTTCTGCGAGTTGATCTGGTGGAGAAGGGGGAGATGACGTCGGGTAGCAGCCGCGTTGATGACGTACTCGCCGTTGGACAGGTACGCGGGGATGGAGTCGGAGGTAGGTCCACCGGGACCGGAGATGTAGCCACCTGTCGCTGCTCCCATATACGAGACGCTGACGACACCCTTCGCGTTCACCGCCATGTTGGCGATCTTGCCGTTGATCGAGTCGACGGTTCGGCCCAAGTTGGCGATCTGATTGGTGACGTCCCCGATGCCGGGAGCCGTGACCGGGATGGCGATGAAGGGACGGACAGCCCGAGCTGCCTGATCGAGTCGGTGCAGCCAGTCGATGCCTTCCGAGACGCCGGGGATGGTGACCGGGATGGCGACGGCCGGGTCGACGGCGCGGGAGGTGGCGTTGAGAGCGTTCAGCATCCCTATCGCCTCGGCGAAGCCGGGAACGGTGACCGGGATGACGACGGGCGGCGGATGGCTGGCTGCCAGTACGGCTAGGGCAGCCATGACTGGAGCAGTGTCCGGGACGATGGTCAACCAGGTAACGGGCTTGAAGGCAGCGACTGCTGGGTAGACCTGGGCAAGGTCGGGGACGAGGACTAGCCATCCCACCGGACGGAAAGCGGCGACTTGCGTGTAGACCTGGGCGAAGTCCGGGACGAGAACTAGCCAGGCCACGGGGTGGAAGGCTGCGGCTGCAGCGTAGACCTGAGAGAACTCCGGATAGAGGACGAGCCACGCGACGGGCTTGAAGGCGGCAGCGGCTGCGTAGACCTGAGCGAAGTCGGGGGAGAGGGTCAACCAAGCCACGGGATGGAAGGCTGCGGTGGCGGTGTAGAGCTGGGTGAGGTCAGCAGTCAGCGGGACAGAGATCGGTGAGATGTCGCCGGAGATCGTCAAGCCACTCCCGCTCGGGGTGGCAACGACTGTTCCGCCACCCGCGAAGCGAGGGATACCGTCTCGGCCTACCACCCCACCGCTCGCCATGCCGTTGATCTGCTGGAGGAGGCCGGCGTGTCGGGATGCGGACTTGGCGTTGACGACGTACTCGCCGGCTGAGAGGCGAGCTGGGATCGAGTCCGAGGTGGCGGTGCCAGGGCCGAATACCCACCCGCCAGTGGCACGGCGTTGAGTGGCAGGGGTGGGGGCGGCGCCACCTGTGACCGTGTTCTTTGGGTTCCAGCCGACGGCCTGCCAGGCAGCCGAGATGGGAACCACGATCGGCGCCGGGTTCGGTAGGTGGGCCAAGACGTCGGTGAGCTTGGCGAGATCGCCGGTGATCTCGACCCTTCCGTCGGGAAGGGTCTTGACCTTGAGCCCGGCCGCCTCCGCTTTGGCGATGAAATCGTGGTCGTTCAGGTTGATGGTGACCGTACGGCCATCGGGCAAGGTGACGATGTGATTGGCGAGCGCGGCCACGCTCTGCCCGTAGTCCTGGGCGACCTGCTTGTCGAGGGTCATCTGGGCTGCACTGCGCGCTGCTGCTGAGGCGTTGGCGTCGGTGACCACACTCAGCGCAGCCACTTGGTCCTTGGACCACCCCATCGCGTTCGCCCATGCGACGAGCTGATCTCTGTTCGCACCATGCGCTATTGCGTTGGTGAACAGCGCGTCGTTGTTCTTGTCTATCGCAGCGTTGGCATTTCTTGTCGCCTGCTCCGAGCCCATGGTGGCTGCGTCTCTGGTCTGCTGGGCCTTGGCAACGGTAAGGATTTGCGTCGCCTCGTCGGTGAGGGCTTGACGCGATGCCCGTGACGCGGCTGTGGTGTTGTCCAGCACTCCCTTGGAAGCCGCCAACGCCGTGTTCACAGTGTCGACGTCCCCAGCCAGAGTGGTGCAGGCCGACTCGTAACTGGCGAAGGGTGCGAAGAGTTTGTCGAGAGAGCTCGACCAAGCATCGCTCGCGTCCTTGGTGGTCTTCTCGTTGGCCGTGAGGGTCACGATCTGGGTGGAAAGGGCAGCTCCTGCGGGGGCTCCCTCTCGCAGCGCGGTTACGGCCTTGTTCCACGCCGCTGATGCCTGGTCGCTGCTCTGCGACAGGTCGATGTTCAGCGAGGTGGCCAGGCCCTTCACCTGCATCGTGGTCATCCCAGACTGCTCGGCGAAGATTCTGGAGTTCTGGTTCAGGTTGTGCATCTTCTGGGTGACTTCGTCCTGCGCTGCACCCACCTTGCTCAGCCCGGCTGACGCCTCCTGCGACGCACCGGAGAGCATCCCGATCCCCCAGCTCCAGAAGCTGTCGGTGGCGGAGGCGTAGGTGGAGGTCTGCTGGGTGAGTGCGGCCATCCGGTCGGATAGGGACTGGACGGAGTTGATCGTTAGGGGGGTGCGGGAGTTGATGCCGTCGAGGGTGGCCTGGGCGCGTGAGTTGGCCTGCGCGTAGCCGCCTAGGACCGCGACGACTCCAGCGATGGCTATCCCGAGCCCGATGAACCGGAGGGAGCCCATTGCCAGGGACCCGCCGCCGAGTCGAGTGAGGGCCGAGCCGATGTTGTTGAACAGGCCGGGGATGCCGGCGATGATGCTGCCCACGCGTCCGAGCACGGCGCCTATCGCGTTCCACGCGGCGGCGTATCCGCCGAGGACAGCCGCTGCGATCATCTGCGCCTTGAGGATGCCGTAGGCGGCTGCAATAGCCACCACGATCACTAGGTGATCCTTGAGGTACCCGGTGACGGCTTGGACCGCACCCGCGAGGGCCTGGAAGACGGTCGCGACGGCACTGAAGACGGGGGCGGCGAGTGCGATGGCGACTGCGGCGACCGGAGCGACGATGCTGACGAAGATGCTGGCAATGTTGGCTGCCGCGCCGACGATGCTCCCGAACGCTGGAACGAGGTGGTCGAGAGCCGGGATCAGGAACTTCACGAACGCATCGCCGATGACCTTCGCGGCGGTGGAGATGGTGTCCTTGATGACCGGCCAGACCTCTTGGGTGGTCTTCTTGATCGAGTCCCAGGCGCCGGCCATAGAGCTCTTGATGCCATCCCAGGCGCCGAGTACCCAGTCGTGGAAGGCTTTGTTCTGGGTGAAGAGGATGACGAGACCAGCCGCGATCCCAGCGATGGCGACTGCAGCGAGGCCGATGGGAGTGACCATGGCGGCGAAGAGCGGGGCGAGGGCCCGGATGCCCTGGACGACGGGGCTGCCCACTTTGAAGGCGACGAACGCGGCAGCGACTGCGAGGACGATGTTGCGGACGAGGTCCATGTTCTTGCCGAGCCAGTCCACGGCGCCGGAGAGGTTGCGGAACTCGGCGACGGCCCAGAGGAGGAGCTTCCCGAGGCCGCCGATGACCTCGCCGAGGAGCTTGAAGATGACGACGGAACCTTGGAAGAACTGATTGATCTGCTGCTGACCGGCTGCCGTCTTGGCCCAAGCGCGGAAGTGAGCAGACCAGCGTTCGAGCATGTCGAGGAGCTGGAGGCCGTAGGGGAAGCCGACCTTGAGGACGGACCACAGCCCCCGGAACGTGTTCCCGAAGATGCGGCCGAGTTCCTGGCCGACGACCTTGGCCTTCTGGAAGATCACGTTAAGCGCGCCAGTGTGCCGGGCGAGCTGGACTGCTGCCGCTGCCCCTTCCATCCACTTCTTGACCGCCGCCGACCACTCGACGACAAACGGAGCCACGGCTGCGGAGAGGTTGCGGAAGATGTCGACGACGCTGAGAAGGGCGTGGCCGAGGTTGCCGATGACCTGAGCGTTTGCCGCGCCGACAGTGCCGAGGTCCTTCTGGAACGCAGGGGAGGCGAAGAGCTTACCGAAGTCCTGGGCTAGACCGCCGAGCGCCTTGCCAGTAACGCTGACGACCGCGTTGATGGTAGGGAGCGTGGTGGCGAGGGACTTGATCATGGCGGTAAGGCCGGGGAACAGAGCCGTCTGGGCCGTCTTCTGCAGGTTGTCGAATGCCGGCTTGAGAGCGTAGACCTGCTTGACGAGAGCTTGGGCTTGAGGCGGGAGTTTGGCCATGGTCTTGTTCAGTGCGTCCTGGGAAGCCTTGGTGCCGTCGGAGGCTTTGGACATGGCTTGGAGCGCGCCCGTGACGCCGTGGAAGGCGAGGAAGAGGGTCCCTATCGTCGACGCCGCGCCCACTGCAGCCATCGGCATAGCCGAACCGATCATCGTGATGACCGGGCCGAGGGTGGAGGAGAGGGCTACGAGGTCGCCGACGAGACCGGTGATGCCGACAGCGAGTCCGGCGATACCAGCAGGCATCGCCAGTCCGCTGAGACCACCGAAGGCGCCGGCGGCTTTGCCTATCTGCTTCTTCCCACTAGTGTCACTGGATGATTTCCCTGACGCCCCTCCTCCCGGCGTACCGGAACTGTGGATGGGGATGCTGACCTTCTGCCCCACTTGACCAGCGAGAATCGCGCGTTTGACTTCCTCGCGGAAACCAGTGGAGTCGACGTGGATGGGGATGCCGAAGGAGAGGCCGGCCTGGGCGGTAGTGATGGCTTCCTGGAGCTTGGCGCGGAGGCCGGTGGAGGCGACGTCGAAGTTGACTTTGATGTTGTCGCCGGAAGCTGCTCGGGTGGCTTCTCGAACCTGGGTGCGAAGTCGGGAGGTATTGACGTCGAAGTTGAGTTTGATCGGATCGCCGGAAGCTGCTCGGGTGGCTTCTCGAACCTGGGAGCGGAGGCGAGTCTTGTTGACGTCGAAGTTGATCTTAATAGCGTCGCCGGATGCTCCTGACACCGCCGCGCGGACCTTCTGCTGGAACCCCCGCGTGTCCAGGCCCAGACTCGCTTTGACCTCCTGCCCCTTCGCTCCAGAGACCGCTGTCTTGACCTTGTCCCGAAAGCCAACCTCATCCAGATTGAGGTCTACCTTGACCGCGTTGCCCTGGGAACTCGCGACGGTGGCGTGGAGCTCGCGGCGAAACTTGGTGGCGTCGATCTCCAGGTCGACCTTGACCTGATTCTGAGAGGAAGCAGCGACCGCCTGGCGAACCTTCTGCCGGAAGGCGTTCTTGTCGACCTCGATGTCGACGGTCAGCTTGAGGTCGCCGATCGAGTCCTTGAGGGCCCGAACCTCGGCTGAGGCTTTGGTCATTGCGCGCGAGAAGGCTGCCGTGTCGGCAGCTAGCTTGAAGGCGATCTCACCTACGAGCATGGCTACTCACCTCCTCGCTCTCGAACCGCCGCCGGACATACCGCCGCCGGACATTGCCTCTTGGTGCTTACGCTCCATGGCTTGGAGCTGGTAGAGCAGGGACCATTCGGTCAGCTCTTCGCTGGAGACGTTCGCGAGGAGCTGGCCGACGGTCATGTGGAGTTCCTGGGCTAGCTCGAAGTAGAAGCGTCGCTCGGTTTCGAGGAGTCTTTTCCCAGGTCCTTCTCCGCCGTCTTGTCGAGGCCGGAGACCCGGAGACCGGCAGCTGCGATGACTTCTAGCGCGGCGCCGGCCTTGGTGTTGAGAGTGTCGCGGTCGGACTCACGGAAGAGGGGCTCGTGGGTGGTGGGGTCGACGCAGCAGGCGATGACGATCTCGGGGTAGAGGTGCTCGAAGTCGACGACGCCGGTGTCGGGGTCGCTGGCTCGCTTCATCATCTGCGCGCGCCGGTAGCCCGTCATGGTGCGGACGCCGACGGTCACCTTCCACTGCGGGACCTCGACAGTTTCGATCTGGATGTCGTCGGTGGCGAGGATCATGTCGCGGAGGTTGATCGTGGCTCCGGCTTCAGTGCCCGGCTTGCCGAGATTGGGGGCGCGGGGGGCGGTGAGTAGGGGATTGGTAGAGGTGGTAGGGGTAGGGGTATCGACGTCGGCCACGATGGGCACTCCTTCTGGGACACGGGGCACTGGGCCACTAGGTCACTTGGTAAGGCCGATCATGCAACGACCCCGACGTGATCGGGTGGACCGATTACGCCGGGGTCGAGGGTGGGGGAGAGGATTACCCGATGTAGGTGATACGTGTCGGGCCCGAGGCGATCTGGAACTCGGCGCTGAAGCCGACGAGGTCACCGATCGAACCGCTGACCTGATACGACGTCATGACGGCGGTCCCGTAGTACCCGACCTTGGCTGCCACGGCGTTGCCTGTCGGCGCGTAGACGAAGGACGGGTTGGTGGCGGCACCGATCATCGCCGCGAGGATGGCGTCGAGGTTGGTCGAGTTGGCGCCGGTCGTGTCGAGCATGCCGGCAGTGGAGTCCCACGAGCCCGAGATCGAGATCGTCGCGTCCGAGAGGCCCTGGACGTAGGTCTTCTGGGAGCTGCCGAAGGTCGAAGTCTCGGCCGTGTCCATCTTCCTGGGGAACGTGACTTCTTTGGAGTACGCCGAGATGTCGTAGGTGAAGGCCACCGCGAGCATGGTGGCCGTGGTAGTCGAGGAGAGGGCGGTGCCGGCGGTGTTCAAGTAGAACTTAGTCGCCTTGCCGTGGGTGAAGGTTGGCATTGGTTCTCAGTCCTTTCGAGTACTGGTCAGAGCCGGACGACGGCCATGGTGAAGGTGATGGAGCCGACGCCCGTGCAGGTCCAGGCGCCCCGGAGGAACTTGTTGATTGCGACGCCAGGGGGGAAGGCCACGACGTAGGTGCCGGTAACCCCGGTGAGCACGGTTGGGAAGGTGATGTGCGTGGTGTAGGTGGGCTCGGTTGCGGCGGACGCGATGACGAAGGCGGTGGACGTGGCGATCGTGTTCGCGGTCACCATGAGCACACCCAGGAGGCCATCAGTCGAGGTGGTGAAGGTGGCGCCCTGGTCCTGGACGCCTGTACCCGTACCCGTGATGGTCTCGGCGGCGAGGGCGTGGAGAGAGACCCCGGTCTGGAAGCCACCGTCAGCCTGGAACTCTGCGCTGACGGCTACCGTGTCACCGATCGAGCCGGAGACTTGGTAGGAGGTCTCGACCACTGGGCCGGCGATGACGCGGGTGCCGACCGCGAGAGAGCCAGAGGGGGAAACGATGATGCCGGCGTCGGTAGCGGACCCGATCGCAGCGGCGAGGATCGAGTCGATCGCTGCGGCAGTTCCGTCGAAGTAGCCCGACATGGAGAGGGTGGCGTCAGCGAGACCGCCGACGTAGGTCTTGTTCGTGGCGCCGAAGGTAGAGGTCTCGGCGGTGTCGACCTTGGCCGAGGCCGAGTACTCCTTGAGGAAGGAGGTCAGGTTCGTGCCGTTGTAGTAGACGAGAGCGTTCTTGCCGTGCATGGCGGGCATGGGTTACTCCTCCTGGGGGTCAGCGGGCTCGGGCGCGACGGGCGCGGGGGGCTCGACGACGAGAGGAGCAGGGGGAGCGAAGGGCTCGACGGGCTCGACGACGGGCGGGACGGGTGGAGCGGGCGGGACGGGTGGGGCAGGGGGCGCAGGGGGAGCAGGGGGAGCAGGGGGCTCGACGGGCGCTCCGAGCGGAGCGGGCTCGGGCGCGAGGGGCGCGGGGGGCTCGACGGGAGCGACGGGGCCGACGGGAGCAGGAGGAGGAGGAAGAGCCGATCCATCCGTAGCTCCGTCGACGACGATGTCCGCTTTGCCCTCGAACAACTCGGTGATGACGCCCTGCTCAGTCAGCCAGCCGATGTCGTCGGGCGGGATGTAGTCGACGATCTCGCCGGGCCCGACCCGGATGCGCTTCCCACTCTGCTCGAACATGATCTCGTTGAGAGCACCTAGGCGAAACAGGCGCGGTCTGACTTTGGCCATCGCAACTCCTCTGGACACGCGACAGCCCCGCCAGCGGTCACGGGGCACTTTGCTGGGCGGGGCCACTTGGACACTCAACGATCAGTGTCGGGGAGGAGAGGAGGGGAGTGTTGGACCGATTACGAGAACTGCACCCGAGTGTGGTGATGGACCCCGAGCTCGTCGCGAACCTCGGAGACGGACGCGATGGATTGGACGCCTTCGGAGGTGGTGATGATCGAGGTCGGGGAGATGTCAGCGGGGGAGTTGGTGAAGACGATCGCGTAACCGGGGGAGGAGATGGCCTCGCCGTTGGGGGAGTAGGTCTGGGTGACCTTGTTGACGATGCGACCGGGGAAGGTGACGGCGGCGGAGAGAGAGTGCTCGCCGGCATCGTTGTACGTGGAGGACTGGACCGAGACGGTGTCGACGGCGAAGCCGGTGGGGTCGGTGGACATGGGGGAGGGTACTAGGGCCGGATGAAGACGGCGGGGTCCTCATCGGGCGGGTTGGCCCAGGCGGCAGAGGGCAGCATGACGGCGGAGGTGGAGACTGCCCAGGGGGTGGGGACGGCGGAGGGGGAGAACTGAGCCGAGCGGCGGAGAGTCGCGGCGAGAGTGGTGTAACGGGAGGCCATGTCCGCGTAAGAGACCGTGACGTCCCCGAGAGTGCGGGAGCCGGGGGTGGAGGCGAAACGGGCCGCTAGAGCCTCCGCGCCGGCTGCGGCGGCGTAGAGGGGAGAGCGGGAAGAGGTGAGGAGGTAGGTGATCTCCGCGTCGGTGAAGAGAGGGGTGGCGGTGGTGGTGTCCTGGAGGAGATAGCGAACCTCGTCGAGGGCGGAGGCGGTGGGATCGCCGGAGTAGGAGGCGGTCATGAGGAGGGAGGGCTAGAACGTGACCGAGTGGCTGGTGGCGCAGAACTGGACGATGAAGCCGATGGTGAGGATCGCCAGCGCGAGGT